TGATGGGTTCGGACATCGTCCTCTCCTTGGTTATGGTTGTCATCAGTAAGCGCCACACGTGACGCTTGCCGATGAGGCCTGTTTCCAGGCCCTTGGTTGTCGTCTACTCCGACTGTCACCGAATGGAATTTCAGCCTTCCTTCGGTTCTTGGCTTCCGGTTTCCCGGATGAACTGCATTGCCAGCATTCCAACTGGCGTGGCGTTTCTGCTCTTGGTGCCTATACCTCACCCTTATTCACCGTTAACCGCGCTTTGGCTGGACTGGATACGGACGGGACATCCGCGCATTGCTACGGCCATGCCCGTAGATGCTATTGAGCCGGACGAACACCCCGCATTGGTGGGATGAGCAACATCGGCGTATGGATCAGGGAATCTCAGGGGAGGGTGCGGCAGTTCTGCTATGCTTTCCGAGCCGGGGCTACTACCCCCGGTTGCGGCCTAGTAAGCCGCTGAAGGTTTGCGGCCCGTATGAACTCTCCCAAGGGGAGAACAACTCTTAAAGGCCGCTTGCCGACTGCCTTCGCCCGCCCGCGTCTGGGTAATGGTGACGGCAGGCAGGGAGCCATCCTAGGTAGGCAATCTGCTAGCGCCAGCCAGGGCGCGAACAAAATACACACAGGTTAAACGCCTGTACCGGTACGGGCATTTCCTTGGGTATACCAATGAAAAGCACCGTTGAAGTGAAGGTAAGCGTTCAGATCGATGTGGCGAAATGCCTTGCTGTCATCCTCGCCATCATCAAGCTGTACCTGATGCTTCCCTAGGAAAAGCGGGGCGGTTCGCGCCGCCTCGCTTCCTCCTGAAAGCACGCATTCCTGCGCACCCTCTCCTGAAATTCCCTGTTTGTTAAAGAGCAATCCGCCTTAGCGGTACCTCACCATGTCTACTTGCTGAGCTTTGCCCTAGGCGTTCGTGTGTGGTGGGGCGTAACCCATATTTGAGTTGTTGGAAGCATAGTAAACCCATATCCGGGCTGTTGTCAACCCTGATTTGGGTTATTTTTCAGAATTAATCTTGATCGAACAGGTCGGTAAGTCTGGTGGAGCAGGAAAGCAGGCTGCGCAGCGCATCTAGCTGCTCCTGGCGTGTGAGATCGAGAAATGCGCAGAAGTCGCTGGCGGTAATCAGGCGGATTTGAGCGTGCAGCTCTCTTGCGGCCTGCGTCATAACCAGATAGTCGCCGGGCAGACTCGTGCCAGCGATGGTGTTTGGTTCTTGTGTCTTTAGGTCGTCTTTATTGTTATCATCCATCTCGCTATCCTCATATAGCAAAGTAGTTCCAGCGCCCCGGAGGGTCCAAGCTCCGGGGCGTTTCCTTTCCACCTACAAATTACACTGTATAAATAAACAGTACAAGGCGTAACCAGTGGATAACTTGTGGATGGATTGCGCAAACGTCCGAGGGATGGGGCAAAGCGAAATAGGGGAGGGAAAACCCTACTCAGAATGAGGGGAGGCGGATCGGAAAGCCGAATAGGCGGTCGAGTTCTGCTGCTATGCAGCAACATGATTGATAAAGCTTGCTTTATTAGAGAATACCCATAATAATTACGGGTATGGCAGAACCAATTCCACTAAGGATGTCAGAAGCTGTGATGCTTCGAATCATCCGCGAGATTGCCGAAGACACAGCCAGGGTAATGTTTTCCCGGCACGCAAAAGATCGCATGAAAGAACGCGGGTTCACTTCAAGGCAGGTCTACGCATGCCTAAGGCGAGGGGTCATCTATGAGCCTGTGCACCAAGACGTGCGCGGCGATCATAAATGTACGCTTCGACACCTGTGCGCCGGTGATGATGTGAGAGTTGCGGTGGCGCTGAAGAGAAACAGCCGCAGCGAATGGATAGCGGTTCTAACTGTATTTTGAGAGGTTTTTATGTACCACTACACTGAATGCGGTCTTGACAATGTGTGGCTGGTCAATGGTTACCACATTGAAGAGATTGACGGCGAGGAATTCGTTTCCTTCGAGGATGCCGACGAGCTTCATCACGTGATAGGAAGGTCGCTGGCCGAGAAGGCTGGTTTGACTGGATCGGAGATCCGCTTTTTGAGGAAGGAGCTCGGAATGTCTCAGCGTATGCTGGGAGATTTCTTGGGCACGACGGAACAAACAGTCTCTCTTTGGGAACGGGGAGCCAATATGCCGGACAGTGAGTCTCGGCTGTTGAGGGCACTTTATTTAGAGAAAATTGATGGCAATGTCAAAGTTGCCGAATTGCTGGAGCGCCTAATTGAACTGGATCATAGAGAGCAAGAGCGTCTGATCTTCCAAGACACTGATTCGGGCTGGAGAATGGCCGCTTGATATTACGCGCTGTGAGTTGTCTGGAGCCCTCCATCGCGAGGGTTTTTGTATCACCGACTGTCTGCAGGAGCAGGCAAAAGAAAACCCGGCGCGGGGCCGGGCAGTTGTAACGACGCTTGATGTTAGGCTAGGTTAACAGTAGAATTCAATTAAATGGGTTGCGACTACGCGGCCGGCGCTGGGCTCTTGGGACTACCTGGGAGCCCTTCTGCTTTTTCAGGGGAAGACTTTTCTTCCAATGCCATGGAAGTTGCCGTGGTAATTGGCGCAGAACTTCCCTTTGAGTATCTCATAGGCCCTGTTTGCCTGGTTCGGGCGTAAATGTGACATCCCCACCGGCCTCGCAATGAGGTCTGCGAGCTGAAGGCCCTCAGAATTGCATTTCTTGTCCGCAATGACAATTTCATAAGGGTAGCGCTCCCTCTTAAAGTTGTCGCCGTCGCATACACGACGGAAGGCCAACTCCAGCGCTTTATCCTCCTTTCCGCCCCGAGCTTCACACATCACGCATACAGATTTCCCGTTTTCGCCGCGACTTTTTAGAAAGCCGGCCAGCCGCTCCAGGGCAAGTTGAAGCGCCCAATGATATGGGTGCTCCGGGGTAGCATACTTAATTTTGTGCTTGAGCTTATCGATGATGATCGCGATTAGGTGAAAGGGCGTTTCCTCGATGACTACGCCCAACTGTTCCATGAGCACGTCCCGCTGGTCTTTGCTGAATTTTGAGAACCACGCCTTCTTTCTGAGAATGTCATGCTCATGGAGAATGGCAAGGTCGTGCCCGAAATGCTCGATCTTTAAGTCCTTGACCCTGGGAACGAGAATGTTCGTGTAATCGGATCGCTTGATAACACACAGGGACAGGACAAATATCGGGTAGGCGTCATCGATAGAGGTCAAGCTATGGTCGCCGCTCTCATCCACGAACACCAAATAGTCAGACCAATTCACTGCTTCTCCCATTTTGAGGCGAGCCTGCTATCCACCTTCCTCACATCCCCACATCAAACTAAATTCTTGTTACTTGGTGGACCAACCTTTTTGTCTCATACATGCTTCCGCAATCTCATTCCGTCTCAACGCCAGATCAAGAGATGACCCGAAGGCACTTCGGTAGCTGTTGTCGTGACCGCCGGCGTATTTGATAGCCTCGTACTGACAGAACGATTTATCAGCTTCAAAGTCAGCTTGCACGGCCCCTGGTTTCGACCACTTCACCTGGTTAGCGCATCCAGATAGGACCAACGCAGTCAACAAAAGTATAGGCTTTCTCATTCCGTTACCTTTTCCTTAAAGACCTGATTGGGTTGATGGCCTAAGTCGAGCTAGTCTTTTTTGATGTCGAGGCCGACGGCATCGGCAGCGTGAAGGATGGCCCGCTCAAGCTTGGCCAGATCATCCTTGCTTAGGTTGCGCACCTTCGCTTCGTCGACCCCTGGGATGGGCCAAGACGATTGCTCGCTGGTGGCAAGTTTCGGAGGGTTCTTGATATCCACATCCGGGATGAACAACTGCCAGACCTTGAGGCCGAATATTTTTGCAGCCCCGGGTAGTTTGTCTACGCCAACGGCGGTGGCTCCGATCCTATCAACCTTTCTCAGTCGGTCAAGCGAGGACCTGCTAATAGCTCCCTGCGAGGCATTGGCCGCAACATCGTTGGACGAATAGACGCCGCCGCGCTTATCTATCAGCCGGTTTAGGTTGTTTGCGAGGGCGACAAGGGATTCATCACTCATATCTGGGCATTTTCTCAATATTGTTAACCCATGTGCGGGTTGACAATAACCCAAATATGAGTTGATAATGAGGCATGGAACAAAACCAAACACTCCTTGCTTCTGTTGTGGCGAACCTGCGGCTTGTCCGGTGGGTCGATTTGCCGCAGCTTGCCGCCGATACCTCGGTGCCTGAAAGCACGATCAAAAAGATCAGGTCCGGCGAATCCAAAGACCCGCGTATCAGCACGGTCGAAGCGCTGCATAACTACTTTGTTTCGCGCCCCGAACTCAAAGAGTCCGACCATGCTTAAACACATGTACGCACGATTCGTCCTGTGGCTGATCCGGCCTGCGCTAAAGATCGAGGCGGGAGACCGCATCTCCGTAGGCTTCATCAATAAAGACTTTAAGCACGAGGTCATCGACATCGTCGTCAAAGATATGCGCAAGAACGGGCCCATTGCTCGCTCAATAAAGGGAGGGCTGTAGGCCATGGCCGAGCAATCGATTGTCGCCATAGGCTTCGAGCCCTCCGTCGATTTCACTTCCAAACTGCAGCAGGCCGCAGAACTACTTCGTCAAGTCCCCAAAAGTGTCGCGAGAGAGGTGCTTGGCGATCTCGACGGGGTCATGCTCAAACTGGGCTCTTGTGATCTTGGCCCCGCAATTCACACAAGCGTAGGGCGTGTGGTTTTCCGGTTCACTTTTACTGGAATCGACGAACTCCTTGCCGCCGCACGCAGGGCATATGAAGGTGCGAGTCATGGCTAACTCCTTTCGGAAAGATTTGGTTACTGGAATCTCCAAGCCTAACCGATTGGGGTTAGCCGCCCCTATAGGCATTGTCCCCATGTCAATGCACCAGGCCCCGGCCGACAAGCTCCATGGCGTCCGCGAGCTCGTCCTCGTCGATCAAGTCCGACTCAAGTTCCAAGCGGCGAAACACGGCGCACAGCAGGTCATCGGATACCTCCACGCGGTCTGTGACGGCTTGGCAAATCGCCTTGGCCTGTCTGAGCAGGGCTTCGGTCTTCGTCGTTTCCATTTCCATGACTCCACTGTAGGCCGCTGGGCCGTCAATTAATACGTTCGAGGCACATACACATGAACATCATTGATGCAGCCCATAGCACCGTCCACGATTATCCCGGCGGCAGCGAATCCCTGGGGCCTCGCGTGGATATTTCTGCGGCGGTCCTGCGCAACAAGGTCAACCCCAACAACTCGACGCATCACCTGACTTTGGCCGAGGCCGTGCGTATTGCCGACCTGACTGCGGACTACCGAATGCTCAAGGCCTGGGCGAACCAATCGGGGTTCTTGTTGGTGAAAGCCCCCAGCACCGCTGGCGAGTGCGACATGAGCATGCTGGAGAAGGTCGCCGCTTTCATGGTGGCAAGCGGCGTGTTCGGCAAGGAAATCTATGAATCGCTGGCCGATGGACGTGTGGACGGCTCTGAGGTCGCGCGCGTCCAAGAGGCTGGCAACCATGTCATGTCCGAGGTTGCCGAAGTCGTCCAGCGCATGAAGGGGATGGCCGAATGATGGACGCCCTCATGTTTGCTGGCGCCATCGGCGCTCCGGTATTCGTCGCGGCGGCCGCGCTCATCGTCCTGATCATCAAGGGATGGGGGCGGTGATGGAGGCTCCGGTCGCATTCCAGGGAGAAGTCATGCTCGCAGGCTGGTCAGAAACCCACAACGGCGGCGCCAAGGTCACATTCTGGTTGCAAGACTCCGATGACTTAGAGGCCTTCAAGACCATGACGGTCGCCAAGGGCAAGACAGCCGGGCAGCGCTTAGCTTTGGTGGCCGTCGAGATTGGCGACGACGAGCAGCCTGTCCACCGCCAGGAAAAGCCCAAGGGCGGTGAGCTGGCCAGGCTGGCGGGGCAACTATGCCAGAACCCGGAGTTCCTGGAATACGGCAATTACGAGAGCCCGGAGGAAGCCGCAGCCGATATTCGCTTCGCCTGCCAGATTGGTTCTCGGGCCGAGCTAGATCACAACCCCCAAGCTGCAGCGATATTTCACGAGTCATACCGCAGGCCCTTTCTTGCATGGAAGGAGGGCAGAGCATGAGCCTTTGGAATTCCACCTTCAAGAGCCCGGGAAAGCCCATGCAGCGCAAGGCCGCCTTGCGTGCCACCAAGCCCATGCAACGCTCTCGCGAGAAGAAGGACAGCGGATTGGCCCAGCGCATCGCTGAATCGCTCGGCAAAGCCATCAAGCACGCCCGCGGCGAATCGAACTTGCTGCGCAGCGAGCAACACCGGCGCAACGTTGCGGCACTCGGCTGCCTGATCACCGGAAAGCCGGCGCAAGCATGCCATGTGAACTTTGATAAGGGCCTAGGGCTGAAGGTTTGCGATTCCTTGTGCTTCCCGCTGTGCCCGGAGCTGCACCGCGAGCACGACCAAGGCGGCGGCATGACCCGCCTGGAGCGCATCAGGCGCGAATGGGAATACGTGGATCGCACTCGGGCGCTGCTGATCCGCCGCAATCAGTGGCCGGCTGAGGTCGAGGCCGCATATCAGAAAGCTATCCAGCCGCTGGCGAGGGTGGTGCATCCGGAGCAAAAAGAATGCCCGACATCGGCTGCAACCGATTCGGGCGCGGCTCACGTTTAACAAGGAAACGTAAACATGGAAATCATACACCCTAAACAGTATTTCAATTACATCGTGCTGTTTGATGACGGCACTATCAAGATGGGCGCCACTTCGAGGCCCAAAGAGCGCATCAAAGAGATCGGCAGGGCAAGGCGTAAATACGACGCCAGTCCAATTTCAGCTTGGCTCGGGCGACCTACGGAAAAATCGGCGGCATTCGCGGTCGAGAGAAAAACTTCAAGGCTGATGACCTGGGCAAATCGGGTTCCTGGAACTCGAGAGTGGTTCACAGCAAGAAACGCCAGTGTTGATATTCATGACTTCAAGAACACTATGGGAATGTTTTGGTGTCTTGAAAATCCGGTTGGCTGTGGCGGGCACGAGTTCAAAGAGGTATCGGTATGACATCTCTTGTTAAGTACGAGGCTGCTTGCCGGGCCATTGCTGAGGCAAAGGCGGTCGATGAGGTTAAAGATATTCGCGACAAAGCGGATGCCATGCGCATCTATGCGATGCAGGCGAAGAACAAAAGCCTTGAGATTGATGCCGCTGAAATTCGCATTCGCGCTGAGCGCCGTCTCGGGGAAATGATCGCAACACAGAAAGCGACTACTGGCCTAAATACTGGCGCGGCGGGCGCAGGTGTTAATCAGCACACGCCCACAAAAGAGGTGCGGTCGTCAGTGTCTACCGCACCAAAACTATCAGACGTTGGCGTGAGTAAAGACCTATCCAGCCGCGCACAGAAGCTGGCGGCGGTTCCTGAGGATGAATTTGAGGTCAAGGTTGCTGGGTGGCGTGAGCGCGTCCAAGAGGAAGGGCGCCGGGTAACGACGCGACTTGAAGAGTCAGGCGAGCGATCACTGCGAAAGAGAGCCCGAACCATAGAGGCAACGCCACTTCCTGAAGATCAGATGGATGCCGATGATGAGCTAGCTGAGGCTCATCACACCATTGCCGATCTGGCTGCAGAGGTTGACCAGCTACGTGACCAGCTAGCGATCAAGCACATGGATGCCAGCGAAGCCGAAAAGCAGCATGCCGCCGGCACGATTGCCGATCTTCGCCGCCAAGTGAAGGCGCTTGAGGAAGAGAACGCCACTCTGAAGGTATCTCGCGACACCTACATGCAGAAATGTGCCGAGATGCAAAAGCAGATCAACTACTGGCGCCGCGAGGCTGAAAAGAGGGCCGCAGCATGAGCAGGCTCCACCTTTACGACTACCAGCTTGCCATATTGGATAGCTTGCGAGAAGGCTTCGCTGCCGGCCATAAGGCACAGATGCTGTATTGCCCCACGGGCGGCGGTAAGACCGAAATGGCCATCAGCCTGATGGAGGCTGCCTCACTGAAATACAACCGGTCAGCCATGATTCTCGACCGGGTGATTCTCTGCAATCAAACCAGTGAACGACTGGATAGATACAGCATCGATCATGGTGTGTTGCAGGCCGGGCATTGGCGTTACCGGCCTTATGAGCGCATCCAGGTGTGCAGCGCTCAGACGCTGGAAAAGCGCGGCTCACTTCCGGACACCAAGCTGCTGATCGTAGACGAGGCGCATCAGACGCGCCGCCAAACCACAGAGTTCATTAAGAACAACCCACGCATCAGAGTCGTGGGCCTTTCGGCGACACCCTTCACTAAGGGCTTGGGGCAAATCTATACCAATGTCGTGTCGGCTGTTACCACGCACGAGCTCGTCGAGAAAGGCCGGCTGGCCCCGCTGCGCGTATACGTCGGCAAAGAGATCGACATGACTGGAGCCAAGAAGGTGGCCGGCGAGTGGTCATCGAAAGAGGCTGAAAGCCGGGGCATCAAGATTACTGGCGACATCGTGGCTGAGTGGGTAAAGAAAACTCACGAGGTCTTTGGTGGGCCGCGTAAGACCGTGGTTTTCGCCTCAAGCGTGGCGCATGCCGCCGATCTTGCTCAGCAGTTCAATGAGGCCGGTTACAACTTCGTCAGTCTGTCCTACCGCGACGACGATGAGTTCAAGGCTGAGGCGATTCGTGATTTCTCACGCCCTGATACCAGCATCCATGGCCTGATTGCCACCGACATTCTTACCAAGGGCTTTGACGTTCCGGACGTAATGATCGGTGTGAGTGCGCGGCCTTTCTCGAAGTCGCTGGCTTCACATATCCAGCAGATGGGGCGCGTCATGCGCAGCCATCCAGGCAAAGAGTTCGCCCTGTGGCTGTGCCACTCCGGAAACTACCTGGGCTTCCAAGAAGACTGGGAGGATGTCTATTACAACGGCGTGCACGATCTCGATGAAGGTCGCGAGAAACCCCGCAAAGAGGTCAAGGACTTCGAACGCGAGAAGGCTAAGTGCCCGAAATGCGGAACGCTGTGGATGGGCCGCAGCGATACATGCGCATGCTGCGGGTTCGTTCGTGTTCGGTTTAACGAGGTCATAACAACGCCCGGCGAGCTGGAAGAGCTAGAGGGCGGAAAGAACATCGCGGACCGTCAGATCAAGCAGCAGTGGTTCAGCCAACTTCTGGCTGTGGCCCGTGCGCGTGGCTACAAGGAAGGCTGGGCGGCGAACAAATACAAGGAAAGGTTCACGGTATGGCCGCGTGGCCTTGCCCACGAAGAGGCGCCAGTTTCCCCTGAGGTTGCAAGCTGGGTGAAATCGCGTCAGATCGCCTGGGCGAAGTCCAAGCAGAGGATGGCGGCATGAGTGACTTCGTTCAATTCTGCCGCACTCACGGTGTTCTGATCGACTCCCTGCCGCCTATTGGGCGGTGGGTGAGGGTCAAGACAGAAGATAAACCGCGTCATCGCAATGGCGCGGTCAAGTGGATGGGTGATTTCGGGTTCTGTCAGAACTGGGCCACGATGGAAGAGCCCGCCTATTGGCGCGAGGAAGTTTCCACACAAGCGCGTGCGCGTGCTGCAACAGCGCGGCGCTCTGCGGATAAACAGGCCGAGTTGCTGGCTCGCCAAGCGGCTGAGAAGGCGCACACGATCCTTTCTGAGTGCGAGTTAACCACTCACCCGTACTTCGAGCGCAAGGGCTTCCCTGAGCAGATCGTGAACGTCTGGAAAGACGACATTGCGGTGATTCCTATGCGCCGTGGGCGCGATCTGGTCGGTCTGCAGATGATTGACATTGAGGGCGGCAAGAAATTCCTGTTCGGCCAGCGCTCAGGCGGCGCTGAGTTCATCCTTGGGCAAAAGGGCATGCACGTGTTGTGTGAAGGCTTTGCCACGGCCCTATCAGCCCAGGCCGTCCTTCGCAATCTCAAGATCCCTTACAGCATCCACGTCACATTCAGCGCTGGAAATATGAAGCGCATCGCTCAGGGGCTTCCTGGTGGCGTGGTGCTGGCCGACAACGATGCCAGCGGCACCGGTGAGCGCGTAGCTCAAGAGATCGGCTGGCCGTACTGGATGAGCGATGTCGTGGGCGAGGACTTCAACGACGCACACCAGCGCTTGGGTATGTTCCCGCTGGCGATGAGGCTCAAGGGGGTGATGCGACGTTCGGGAGAGGTAGCAGAACCCTCATGAGCAAACAGCGTCCGTCCCGCGCAAATGCAACTGGGCTTACATCGGCTGACAGGACAAGAAAGATGGTTGTAGGCGGCAACTCAAAAACCGCTACCAAGGCCGTAGGTGCAATTCCAGGCTCTTGGCAGGTGCTGGCTGACCCTCTGGGGCGCGCTACCTGGGGACGGCGGGGAAAGATAACCCAATACTCGCTGAAAGCGCGAATAACAGGTGAAGCCAGTAGTCCTCCCGCCCCAATGGGGGTAGGGGGGCTATTGGGTGAAGTAACTGTTTTAACGGTAGGCGTACATGCAGAACACAGAGCAGTTCAGGAAGGAATGCGAAGCGCGACAGGTTTTGAAGTGGCCTTTTGAGAAACGGAAGCCGTACCTGGAATTGGTCGGCAAAAGACGCGGAGAAAAAGCACGGATGGAGCTTGAGACAGAAATCATTCGACAGCACAGGCTGGCAAAGGCGGCAGCATGAACATTGACCGTCTGCACATCAAATTGCCTTGGATCGACTCAAGGCTCATGCCGAACCGGAAAAACGGCGCGGCGTGGCAATCGACCCATGCGGCCAAGATTCGCGCCAAGCAAGACGGCGCCCTGTGCGCTCGGGCTGCGCTAGGCACAAACACACTGACTCCAGCCGATACATACCCGCTGAACATCCTGTACGTCGCCCCTGATGGCCGCCATGGAGATTTAGACAACATGCTGGCTGCGAGCAAGGCGGCTCTAGATGGTGTAGCGGATGCGCTAGGGATTAACGATAAATGCTTCCGCCCGATCACGATCGATGTGGCTCGGGATGCCAAGAAGCAAGGTTTCGTAATCGTGGAGGTAGGGGAGTGATTATTAACAAGGAGCATTCCATGCAAAAGGTACTTACTCATGAATTCGGTCCAGCCACACTCATTAAGCAATATACGCATCG